GTTCAAGCACGGAGGAGATTGCAAAAGCCGAAGCCAAACTCAAAAATATAAACGCCTACGAAACCTACGAAGAACTCAAAGCAAAAGTTGCATACGATGCCGAGTTGTTCAATGGGTTTGCAGTTGAGGTAATTTGGAACAAGGCAAAGACCGCACCTTCGGAATTCTATCACATCCCTTTCAAAGACATCCGCAAAGGATTGGAGGGTGAGTATGTGTATTGTGCTGACTGGACAGATAACAAAGCGGAGAAAATCCATTATCAACCTTACAACCCAATCACAAGGGAATCCAAACAAATATACTATTGTCAATTTTACCGTCCCGGTCAAGGCGAATATCCCTTGCCTGATTATGTTGGTGCGTTGAAATACATTGAAGTTGACACCGAGATATCCAACTATTATTTGAATAGCATTAAAAACGGATTTACGGCACAAACTCACATCCAGTTATTCAAAGGGATCCCCACACCTGAAGAAGCTCGTGCAACTGCAAGGAGATTCAAAGAGAATTATCAAGGCACGGACAATGCCGGTGGGTTAATCATCCAATACAACGATCCGACAGAGAAGGAATCAGTCATCAACAACCTTCAACCTTCGGATTTTGACAAGCAATTTGACTTGTTAAATAAGACCGTACAACAAGAGATATTTGTTGCCCATAAGGTCAACTCTCCAATGTTGTTTGGAGTGCGTGTAGAGGGACAATTAGGTGGTCGTAGTGAGTTGATTGAAGCCTATGAGATGTTTCATCACGCATACATTGAACCCCGTCAACAAAAGATTGATGACACCTTTGCTTACTTGCTTGAACCTATCGCATCTGTGAAGTTGGAAACCATTAATAAACCACCTATTGGTCTTGACTATCAGGCTTTGTTTACTGCTGGAATCATTGACAGAAACGAAGCAAGGAAAGAGTTAGGATTTGACGAGATTGAAGAACCTTTAAATGTTGCCCTATCAAAACAAAATCCCTTTGGATGGGATGATGAAAGAGACATCAAAGTATTTCAACAATACGGTGAGAGTGCAGAGAATTTTGAACCGTATAAGTTTGAGTTCGTGGATGCCGTTGAAACTGCGATCTTGAATGTGTTGAAAGAGAACAAAGGTCTTCAGGTTGGGGACATTGTGAACATCACTAAACTGGATGCAAAGGTTGTCGCTGATGCCATTGCTAAACTTGCCAAAGCGGAGTTAATCAAATCATACGAGGACGGATTGGAAACAACACCGAAAGGAGTTGAAGAAGTAAAGAGATTGCAAACCGAAATTGTGGTTCGTTATGGCTACGCTTTAGCCGCTGGAATCAAAGGTACTTTGGTTATCCCAACCACTCGTGATTTCTGCCGTCAAATCGTGGAAAGTAATCGTGTGTATAGTCGTGAGGACATTAACGCAATGTCTGCACAACTTGGTTACGATGTATGGAAGAGGAGAGGTGAATGGTACACCAACCCTGATACTGGAATCACCACGCCACAATGCCGTCACATTTGGCAACAACAATTATTAAGGAGGATTAAACGATGACCAATTTTGTATATTTCATTTCAACCACTTATCTCAAAGACAACACACCTTTGAATGAGAATGTTGATGACAAGTTGCTGAAATCAGCAATCAAAGAAGCTCAAGAAATCTACATCCGTGATGTGATTGGTTCAGGCATTTATAATGAGTTGCAAGTACAAGCATTTGCTGGAACATTAACCCAGTTGAATACTACCCTTTTGGATTCATACATCGCACCGTGTTTGAAGTATTACACATTGACCGAAGCAATGCTTCCAATGACCTTCAAACTGATGAACAAATCGGTTGCATCTCGTGAGAGTGACAATGCAAGGGCGGTATCAGTTGAGGAAATGACAATGATTGAAGGGCGTTATCGTGACAAAGCGGAATACTATGCCAACAGATTGAGGGATTATCTCCGCACATATACCAATGATTATCCTTTGTTTTTAAATCCCGGCAGTACATTTGATACAATCCGTCCAAAGAACACCGCTTTTGTAGGTGGTATTTATCTTCCAACATCTCAAGATTGCTTTTGGAACTATGACTTCCCCAACGAGGACAAATAAGTGGCAAAAAAACAACGAAGCCAAACTTCTCAAATTTCTCAAGAATGACACTAAACCAAATAATCCAAAAGATTCAAACGGCAGCCGAAAGCCATAAGATGGTGCAGAAGTTTGGCGTTGGTCAGCAGTCAAATATGACGGTTGAGAATGTTGAGTACTATCCGTTGGTTTGGTTGTATCCAGATGGCTTCAATTTGCAGTCAACTGGAAACTTGATGACATACAACTTTGCATTGCTTGTGATGGACAGAGTATTTGAAAGCGAGAGCAACACCATTGAGGTTCTTTCCGATACTGCACAGATTATGACCGACATCTTTGCATTGATTGAAGACAACACCCAAAACGATGAGGATTTTGAGATTGTGATCAACGGCAACGCATCTCCTTTCTACGATTCAAAAACTGATATTCTCGCTGGTTATGCAATCAACTTCCAAGTCCTCACTCCTTATCTTCACAATACTTGCGTTGTTCCTGTTTAGTTGGTTGTGGGCGTTCTTCAATTATGATGAACCAGTCCGCTATATCAAACCACTAAATGTTGAACTGCACGAAAGAATCATTGAAAAAGAGAAGATCAAACGAATCACATTACTGAAAGAACTGAACCACTATGATACGATTTATCTTGATACTTTTGATGCTACATCTTCAGGGCTTGAAGGGGCAATCCGTCTCCATAGATTCTGCGACACTTCGGGTTGCGAATAGTTATCTTGTCAAGGGTGCGATTGCACGGCAAAAAGTTAGCCAATTACTGAAGGTTGTTCACTCGGATTCCATCATTATTGCTGAACAAGATTCGGTCATCACCAAACAAAAGGTAAACATCGCATACTTGAATGAGGAGAATAAGTCACTTTTGAGGCAAAATAAAGCCATTATTACAACTTTAAAGTTGTTTAAGGGTATAAGTATAGGTTTAGGAATTTTAACGCTTGTGGGATGGCTACGATAGACCTTGATAAATTACCCGATGCCCTTGATACTTATTTAGGGGATGCTTCCGAAGGCTCACTCCTTCAGCAAATCATCATTGATTGGTGGAACAAGAAGGTGATTCCTCCGATTTGGGCGAATCTTGACAGTAAAAAGATAAACGCATCATCTTCGTTGAGACAATCTTTTGTCCCCGGACAGATAACCAAAACGCCAACATCCATCAACACCATCCTTCTCGCTGAAGATTACTGGGAGTTCGTGGAATACGGAAGGAAGCCAACAAGAAATGGTCACATTGAAGGCACACCATATTTGTGGCAGTCAATCGCAGAATGGATGGCATTCAAAGCCGTCAAACCACCTGAAGATTTTACCTATGATTCATATGCAAAAGCCATTGCAAAAAAGATTCACAAAGTAGGTACAAAGCCAAAGCCATTCCTTGAAAGTGCGTTCACGGAATCAATACAGATGGAATTGGTGAATGAGTTAAATGCTCGTTTCGGAGATTTGATATTCTCGGAAGATATAAAATTGTAACAAAAAGAAAAGTTTATTTGCATTATTAGAAAGTTTATTTTACTTTTGCTTTCGTTATGGATTACAACAAAGCAATTGAAACAATTAAACTGAAACGCAGACAAGGACTATTTCAAATAGTCGCACGAAAAACTGGTGTATCACTTCCAACCGTTAGGAAGTATTTGGTTGAGGGAAACATCGTTTCACCAAAAGCAAAAGCCGTCATTGAAATCGCATTGAGGGAGGTGAACAATGATTGAAAATAAACAACAAACTGCGGTTGAGTGGTTACAATCGATAGAATTGGAAAGGGATTTAACCCTTGCAGATTGGAAACAAGCCAAAGAAATGGAGAAGCAGCGGATGATTGATTTTGCGAACAATTGCATAAAACAAATTGAGGTAAGTGATACCTGTGAATTATTAATGGTAGAAAGTCCAAAAGATTTATACGAACAAACCTACGGAGGAGGTGAACAATGATTGAAGCAACAATCAACGGATGGATTCTCACAATGGGTGGGGATAGGTATGTTTACATTGACAAGCAAGTTGATGACTATTTACTTGAGCATCACTTTGATGAACTTGAACCATACCTGATCAAGCGAGATGTGTACTTTGGTGGATGCGTTGAGACCAATTTGGTCGGCATTGAGACGGAGAGATTCTTTTTCCTTGAACCCGACAAGTTTACTATTATTTTTATGCTCGGACACAAAACAAATTTCCTATGAATAAAAGCGAATCAATTAAGAACATTGCTGGTGCGTTGGTAAAATTCCAAGCATCGGTGAGCAAGGTAGCAAAGGAAGCCAACAATCCTTTCTTCAAGAAAAAGTATGCGTCATTGGCAAACATACTGGACACAATCCAAAAGCCATTGAGCGAATGCGGTTTGGCAATCAGTCAATTTCCCGATGGTGATGCACTCACAACCATCATCGTTCATTCCGAATCAGGTGAATGGATGGAATCATCCTATGTGATGCCGGTGGTTAAGCAGAATGATCCACAAGCAATGGGTTCAGCCATCACCTACGCACGGAGGTATGCACTTGGTTCAATCCTAAACTTGAACATTGACGATGACGATGACGGAGAGAAAGCAATGGGCAGACAGATTCCAAAGAAAGATGAACTCACACCAAAGCATCCATCGTGGGCGAAAGCAGTTGAGCATCTCAAGACAGGCGGATTGATGACAGACATCACAAGCAAGTTTGAGGTATCTCCGGTCAATATGAAACTTTTAATCGGTGAGAAATGAATAACACACATCCAGTTATTCACACTTCTTTGAACGAAGAAGATTGGCAGAGGTTGAGAAGTTCACGCTTCACCGCTTCCGAAATCCACAAACTGATGGGAACTCCGAAAAACAAATCGGAGTACCTGTCGGAAACTGCAAAATCATTTGTCTTTGAGAAGGCAGCGGAATACTTAACCGGTGCGAAATCCGAAATCTATGGTCGTGCTTTGGATTGGGGCAAGGAACACGAAAAGGAAGCCTTCCACTATTTCTCCCAGCAAACCGATGATTTCTTCACATACTACGGTGCAGAGACATACACCTTCATCACTTATGGCGAATGGGGTGGATATTCACCTGATGCACTTGGTCATCAGTTGGTAGAAATCAAATGTCCTTTTAATTCAGGCAACCACCTTCAAAACTTCTTCATTCAAAACAACGAGCAGTTGAAGAGCAAACGCACGGAGTATTTTTGGCAGATGCAGATGGGAATGATTGCAACCGGATTGGAAGAAGGTTTGTTTGTTTCATATGATCCCCGAATGCCCATCGGCAAGAAGCTCACAACCACTCTCATCACTTTGGAAGAAGACATCCAAGAAATCATTGATGAGAAATTGGCCTACGCTGGGGAGTTGTTTTTGTCAATCACAAAATAAATCGTTCATTCACAAAGCCAATTAGAAAATAAATTTGCATAAGTGAAAGAAAGTATGTTGTTTTGAATCATGGATATGACAAACAAACAAAAAATCAACTATCAATTGGAAGTTTTAGAAATCGAATTGACTGGCATTATTGCCATCACAAGAAAGCCAAATTTACTTTTTCGTGAAATCTATGAAAAGAGAATTGCAAATTTACTTGCTCGTAAAAACGAATTAACAA